TCCGAGTAGGTGGCCTGGCTCGTCAGCCCTGCCCCGGCCAGCCGGTGGACTCGGTTGTCAAAAATAATTTTGCCGTCCTTCCCCTCCCTGATGAAGCCGCCCTCGGTAGACTCGATTTCCTGGAGGGCCGGGACGGTGTAGGTGGCCGCCTTCCAGTATCGCGTGATCGTCGTCTTCCCGGCGTCGAGGGTCCGATAGCCGCTCCCGGCGCCCCAGCCAGCGGCGTCCAGGATGTCGTCCACGACCTGGTCGGTCCGCTGGGAGGCCACCATCGCAACCTCTATCTGGTCGAGGTTGACCTGGCCGAGCGGGCCGGTCGCCTCCAGTTTGGCCGTGGCATCCCCGCCCAAGAATACCTGGGGCGTGATGCGCGTCAGGAATCCCTGCCAGATGGGCTGATCGCTCTGGCCGGCTGACGTGCCGAGCAGCCGCACCGGACGACCCGGCAGGATGAGGCCATAGATCGGCGAGGACGAGTTGAACGGCGTGTAATCCCCGCTCCTATTGTCCAGGACTGCCTGGAATGTCCCGGCCTTGCATTTCCCGGTTAGTTGGCTGGCCCGGTCCCGGCCAAAAGAGCAAGCGATGCTCCGGACCCGGCCCATGTCTATCGTCTCACCCGTGCCGGTCCACGAGCCGTCATTCGCCCAGTCCACTTGTAGTTTGTAGGTGGCGACCGCCATGCTATGCCCTCGCCAGGACGCCCTGGAATCCGCCAGCCAGGACGGCGTTGCGGATGACCGAGGTCACCTTCGCCTCAAAGTCGTCCATGCCCTGGACGTCGCCGTTGATGACCAGGTTGATGGTCATCCCGGCGCCGCCACTCCGACCGAGTGGGACCACCGCCTCCGGGCCTTGTTCTCCCAGCATCGCCAGCGTGGGCCGGTTGACGATGCCGCCTTTTGCCAGTGTCGGGATTTCCGGGATGCGCGGCATCCCGACGGAGAAGCCACCGACGCGCCCGACCAGCGGGATGTCCACGCCGGGGACGCGGATCTCAATGGCATTGATTCGCCGGATGAAGCCGTTGATGATTCCGACCACGCTGTTGACCGCGCCCTTGATGCCGTTGACCATGCCATCCCATGTCCCCAGGATGGTATTCTTGACCCTCTCAAACGTCCCGACCAGGGCGTCGGCCACGGTCGAGAAAGCGGACTTGATGCCGTCCCAGACCGCGGCCCAGTTGTCCTTGAGGAATAGGAGCGCTTTGACCAGCGGCCCCGCCGGAAGGAGCCAGCCTAATTTGCTCTCATACAAACCCTTGATGAACGCGCCGGTCTTCGTGAAGGTCGCCTTGATGCCGTCCCAGACCTCCTTCCAGTTGTCTTTGAGGTACAGGATGCCTTTGATCAACGGCCCCGCCGGGAGGAGCCATCCGAGCTTGCTCTTGTAGATACCCGTCAGCCACTCAAAAATCTGCCCCACCTTGGCGACGATGGCGTCCCAGTTTTGCCAGACGAGGATGCCGGCGGCGATGGCCGCGGTGATGCCCAGGACTATCAGAGTGACCGGCCCCATCGAGAGGCTCAGAGCGGCGAATGCCCCACTGAGGATACCAATCGACGCCGCCATCGTGGGCAGCAAAAGGAGGAGTGGCCCGATGACAAAGGCCAGCGCGCCCAGCGCGGCGACCACGACCATCAGGACTTTGGTCAGCGACGGGTGGGCCGTTGTCCACTCGATGAGCCGCCTGGTCACCTTCTCCAGGGATGTCGCCAGGGTTGCCAATGCCGGCATGAGCGCCTTCCCAAATTCTTGCTGGAGGTCACCGACCCGGTTCTTGAGCTGGACCATCGGGTCCGCCGCCGCCTCGGCCTGGCCTCCGAACTTGCCCATGATGGCCGAGATGACCTCAGTGGCGGTGGCGCCCTTCTCGACCTCGATGCCATATCTCTTCAATGCGGATTCCTCTCCGCTGATCGCTCTCGCCACCAGCGTCGATGCCGCCGAGAGGTCCATCCCCTTCCCCGCCGCCAGGTCGAGGACCGCCGGCAGAGCCGCCATCGCTGACTCGTAATCCCCGGACACGCTGATCAGGCCCATCAGCGCTTCCCGCTGGGCCTCGTCTCCGAAGTTGGTCTTGTTCTGTTGGGCGCCGATGACCCGCTCGATGGCCGCGGCCTGGGCGTCGTAGGACGTGCCGACATTCTGGAGGGCCACGTTGAGCTGGGCGATGCCGATGGCTTCCTCTTGGGCCGACTTGACGGCAGACACGCCCAGCGCCGTGATGCCGGCGCCGATGGCCGTCAGGCCGACGCCAATGGCTTTCCGGTGTTTCTTGATGCCGTCCGCCATCTTGCCGAAGGCCGACTGGGTCTTCTTGAAGCCCGCCTCGGCGTTCTTCGGGTCGGCGGTTATCTTAATTTCAACCTGGTTTGCCATCGCTCTCCGGTTGTCCCTCCTGCACTATCGCCACCAGCCGGAGGATCGTCACGTCCTCGTCCATCAACTGCGACGGTAGGCAGCTATACCGCTGACAGAGGCCGTCGATTAGCTCGGCCTCGACCAGTGCCCACGGCTTGATTATCGGATTCCCGTCACGGTCGATGCCGCCGCCAACGTGCTTATATCTGCGGATGTCTCGGACAAAGGGGCCGGGACGTCCGCCACCGCCTCCACCCAATGCTGGACGATTAGCATCGCCAGCGTCAAGGGAATCTGGAGCATCCCGTCCCCGTTGGCCGGGACCGGCGCCCCGGATGCGTCCTCCAGATTCCAGCTCATCAAGACCTCGCCGCCGAATAACTCGGCCATCCTGGCCTGGTCGTTGCCCTCGGCGGCTTCCCGGAGGGTCACATAATGGCGGAAGGACACATTGAGCCGGACCAATATCTCGGCCCCGTCGTAGTCGGTGCCGTCAAACGTGATGCGGGCCGTCTTCTCCGGGATGCGGTAGCCCGCCCTTGTCTGCGTCTGCACCCCGTTGCTGCCGGCCATGTTAGGCCCACGTCGGGACGGCGCCGCCGGACAACGCGCCAGGCGCCGACCAGGTCAACTCCCCGGAGGACGACCGGCTCAGGGCGTAGTCCGAGAAGAACGCCTCGCAAGCCAGCGTCTGACCGCTTATGCCGATGGTGACCGTCCGGGCCACGCTGGAGGACGGGACCGTTTTGAATACGTCGTGGCTCATATTCGACGCATCGTTAAATACGCCGGACAGCGTGGTCGAGAAATCCGCCAGCGTCAGAATCCGCTCATGCGCCGACTTGTCCAGCCCGGTGATGTCCTGCTCGTCCCGCGGCGTTGCCCAGTCCAGATTGGTGATATCGTTGGAGATGGTCCTGGCGCTTCCGCCGGAGTCGTCCACCGCCACACTCATTCCCAAGCCCGTTTCTTTTGCCATGCATTAGCCTCCTTTATGGCCGTTTAGATAATCGTTCATCGTGTCCATCCATTCCATCGGCTCCAGGATCTGCCGGTCTCGCCAGAGGACCGGGTCGCGCTCAAGCGCCCGCCGGTGTCCTCCGCCTTGCCCGGTGAAGCACTCCTGCCCCGGTTCGAAGACGAACCGGACGAGGTCGGCGTCCCGCTCCTCCCGAAACCTCATCCCCGACCGCCGGATGTAATCGGCGTTGCCGGCGTCTCCCGCCGGGAGGACCGTCTGCCACCCGGTCAGATATTTGACGCATCCCACCTCGGCGCAAGACGCTTCCTGCCAGTGAGTGGCCCACGGCCTGGTCGCCCGCCATCGGGTCATCACTCATTCTCCAAGACCTTCATCGACAGCGCGATGATGCCGCCCACCGCCGTTCCCATCGCGACCTCGTTGTCGAGCTGGACGCCGGCCAGGGCGACACCGCCCAGGATTAGCAGCGCCAGGAATATCTGGGGCCGGACCTTATCAAACAAATTAAGTATAGGCTTCATCATCCACGCTCTCGCCGCGCCTGGTCGCGACGCAGAAGTCCAGGTTTGCGAATGACCCGGTGGTCGTCACTCTCAGATACCGCTTGACCGTGCCGCTGACCGTCACCCGCTCGGCGGTAGGAGCCGATGCGTAGCCGACCGCGGCGAATGTCAGGACCGTCGCCCAGGCATCGCCGACGCCGTTGTCCGCCGAGTGCTGGATGAGGACGGTCGGCGTCCCGGAGTCGCAGTCGTCAATCTCCAGGTATCCCGCCATCCCGGCGGTGGTCGCCGCGCCGTCGTCCCGGCTGGTGGAACTCCCCGCCGAGGCGTGGGTTTCCTTCCCGGTCGTGAGCGTGTTGCCCCATTCCAGCGGGACGCCTGACGCGCCCAGCGACTCGACCGAGAGGGCCAGCGACCCATCGGCCCCCCGGCTCCCGTCGTAGTTCATCTGTTTGGCGACCAGCCCCGCCGCCACGTCTCCACGGGTCGCGCCGAATGCCCAGAGGACAATCCGGTTGGTCGTCAGCAGCCCCGAATAGGCGGCGTGTTCTTGCTCGGTGGCGTCGTTGAACCAGGACGATACCGTGATGCTCCCGTCGGATAATCCGACCATCCGCTCATGGGCCGAGGCGTTGAGTGACGAGGCGTCCATGAGGTTGCGAGGACTGCCGGCGTTGTCGATAGCCGCCACGTCACCGCTCAAGTCGTACCCGTGGACAAATATCTGCTGGCCCAGTCCTGATTTCTTCGCCATTGGCTGCTCCTATGGGGAGATGGTCACGTCCCCGTATATCTGGATTTCGAATGGGATCGTCGCAGTCCGGTAGTAGCTGCCTCCCATGTCCATCGTCGCCACCGTGGCGGCGCCGACCGTGGAGTCGGTGCAGTTCCCGTCAAGGTTGGCGTCCGACCGCAGCTTGGTGTCCACCTCCACCCTCGAGTCCCACAACTCCAGCTCGACGCTCTCCCGGACGTCCGCCGACGCCTGGACCCGGAAATAGGCCCGGACCATGATGGTCGTCGTGGAGCCGATATCCCCCAGCGTCTGCCAGCCGTTGGTCCGGCCCTGGACCCAGTAGGCCAGGACCGGAGTGCCGGACAGCGCCAGAGGCTCGGCCCGGATGACCGCCGTGAAGGCCGGGTCGGTGATGGTCGACAGCAGGACGTCGATCCTGTCCAATGCCCCGGACCGGCTCACTGGAAAGCCTCCACCAGGGCGTCGCCGATATATTGGTCCAGTAATGCCGCCTTGTTGCGCTCGATAGCGTTATGGGCCTTCTTGAACATGTGGTACTTCCGCTCGACCTTCGCGGCATAGGAAAGGCCACCAGCGTCAACAACCGCCAGGTTGTCCGCGGGGCGGCTGGCCGACACCCGCCGCTTGAGGTCGCGGGTATGGGCGCCGTGTCTTGTCTCCGGTTTGTTCGGGTGGAAGGACTGCCAGTACAGATGCGCCGGCGGTCCCCAGAGGTCGTCCTTGATCTTGTTGGCGCCCTCAAATGTCGCGATATCCAGCAGCCCGCGGTTGACGATGCCTTGCATCACCCGGAGACCGGACCCGTCAAAGACCGGCCCCGTAACCTTAAACTGAGTGCCGAAAGCCTCGGCCATCAGAACATCACCCCGTTGCTCGTCCCCGTTACCCGGTAGTCCTCCAGGGTCATCAGGACCGACCGGACCTCGCTCTCGGCCACCGTCATCGACAGCTCCCCACCGCCGATGGTGGACACCGGCCCCAGGTCGCGGTTGCGAAACGTCAGCTTGGCAATGTCCAGACAAGCCTGGACGACCAGCTCCGGGTAATCGTACCGGGCCAACGCCGCGCCCCCGGAATGGGTCGCCGCCGTCGTCCCGTTGACGCCTCGCTGGACGGTCAAGGTGTTGCCTGATATGGCCGTGATGTAGAGTTGCTCGGAGTCGATCAAGACGGTCTGGGCCGGTCCCAGGTCGGTTGCGCTGGTCACGCTGACCGAGGTCGCGGTCGTGGAAGCGATGGCGTCCGCCGTCGTCACCGATAGCGTGGCCGCGGTATAGCCCCACGCGCCAAGGATGGCGAGGGTCTGCTGGCCGGCGTCGAGCGTGTTGCTGCTGTCCTCGTTCAGCTTGAGGACGGTCTTCGGGCTGGCGTTGTACGGCATCAGCCAGAAGTCCGCGCTGTAACCCTCGGTCAAGACGGTGCTGCTCCCGCGGTCGGTGTCGTCGTAGGCCGTCACCGTGGTCGGAGAGATGAGCCACCCGTCCAGCGGGATGACGCCC